GCCGGTCTTACGGCAGACCTGGCCGACGGTGGTGGAGGCCATGGCCAGCTCAAACGGCATGGTGTCGCCTGAGCCGATGGTGATGTAGTTGGTGGCGACAGCGGATTTGCGGAACCAGATGTCGGCGGACAGGCCGCGCTCCTGGATCTTGAACTTCTTGACCGCCTGGGCGAAGGTCACGTTATGCCAGTTGTCGTCGTCCAGGGTAATGGTGAGGATTTCGTAGTCGGTGTTGCGGTCGGTGTTGGCATCGATGGCGGCGGCGGACACAACGATGTCGTCTATGCCGTCGTCGATGGCAGTCAGCAGGGTGTCCAGGTCGTCGATGCCCGCCGTGCCCACCAGGGCCTGCAAATAGTCCCGTATCTGCTCTAGCTGAGTAGCCATGCGCTTCCTCCTATTTCTTACCGCTCACCCGGCGGGCGAGCTGTTCATATGCCTGTTTGAATTGCCGCCCCACCTGGTCGTAGGCGGGCCGCATGTATGGCTGGGCGGACGTGCCGGGGTGGCGGACCTTGCGGGCGAATATCATCTCGCCACGCTTTTTGGACTTAACCGCACGGCCAGTCTTGCCGGATCGGTAGAGCATGCGACCACCGCCGCCCCCCGGGCTCCACTCCTGGGCTATCGGCCCTCCCCGGAACACCAGGAATTTGCCGCGCTTGGGGGTGATATCGTGGGCTGAGGTGCCGAACTCCACGTCGGCGGCGTACTCCACGTCGGTGGAAACGTCCCGGGTCAGCCGGGTAGGCCGGGTCACCTTGATGGAGGCCCGCAGTCTGCCGGTGTCCACGGGGGCCAGCCCCTTGGCCACATCCTGGGTCTCCAGGGCGGCCTTGTTGAGCAGCTCCTCCGTCTCCCGCTTGAACTTCTTTAACATCTCGCGGTTGTTGGCGAGGACTTTGTCGACGCCGATCAGGCCGCGCTCAGCCATTTCAGGAACGCCTCCTTGTGGTGGGCCACTCCGCCGGGGGTCATGACCTCGACCACCTCGTAGGACTGACCGTCCACGGTCACCCGGTTACCGGCGGCGATTTCAACGGACGCTTCCAAGAACAGCTTATGAGTGGGCAGGTCGATGATGCCCTGCTCGGCGTAGGCGGCGGTGGAGCCCGCATAGGACGACTTGTCCAGCCGGGCGGCCACGGTATCTGAAAGGGTCCAGGTGCGCTCGTCCTCGCCCACCTCGTTGTAGGTGTGGGTGGGCGTGTAGATGACGGCGGTGGTGTTCAGCAGGCGTCTAAAGATCGCTGAGGTCAAGGCTGACCACCTCCGCCCCTTCCGAACACTCCTCGTCCAGGGCGATGCGCTCCAGGGTGCGGGTGATCATCGGGTTGTCCTTGGCGATGTCGTCAAAAGTGACGCTGAAGTCGCCGATCTTCACCGACTTGGCCCCGGCGTACTCGGAGAACTGGCTCCGGCGGGACCACACCCCGGCCACCAGCATGGAACAGACCATCCGCAGAAGCGCGGTGGACTGGCCCGACAGGCTCCCGCCGGTCGCTAGGTCCATCCAGGCGCTGGCATCTTCGCATAGGGTATTGACCGTCGTCTGCTCGGCCACGGTGAATGTAATCCCCGTGTAGCCCTGGACGTCGGTATAGGTGGCGTAGGACATGGCTATCCCTTCTTCGGTGCTTTCTTCGGCGCCGGGCCAGGCGGCTTGATGCTTATCGCAGGCGGCGTCAGCTTCGAGTCGATGGACCGCAAAAGGCCGATGATCTCCACCAGGTACTGGTCGGTCTTGGTAACTGGATCAGGTGTTCCTCCCATGCTCTTCCCCTCCCGTGGAAAAGTGAGGGAGGCCCCCGCAGAGGCCTCCCGGTTCGTTCGCTTCCGCCTTATCAGGTCACGTCGACCTTGAGCAGAGCGTTTGAGTTGATGCGCGCGCCGCCGTAGCAGTCACGCACCTTGTACACGTAGCCGTCGGAGTCGAAGTCCAGCTCCTCCTCGGAGTCGGTCTTCTTCTTGCCGAAGTACGGCCCGCTGCGATAGCCCTTGAGGAAGGCCATCTCGATGCCGGGGGTGTCGCCCGGGTCCGCGACCACGTACCAGTCCGCGTTCGAGGTCAGATGAGGCTCGATCACGAGCTCCAACCGTCCCGCCAGCGCGTTCACGTCGCCCTTGCTCACGTCCGTAGCGCCGGCCACGATGATGGTAGCCGACTTGAGGATGCGGGCGGCGGTGAACTGGAGCGCGGTGGGGACCACCAGCTTGGCGGCGTTCAGGCCCAGCTTCTCGCCGGTGGTGTCGTCCTCGCGGCCTTCCAGCTCCAGGATAGCGGCCTCCAGGGTGTCCTCGGCCAGCGCCGTGGTCACGGTCGCGGAAGCCGTGGTGCCCTCCAGCAGGGCGCAGGCGTACTTCTCGCGGGTGCGTGCGGACGACCGGCCCATGTTCCAGGATACGCGGTTGATGGCCTTGAGGTCGTCGTTGCGGATCCACTCCCACGGCACGGTGAGCCGCTTGCCGTACTTGTAGACCCGGTAGGTCTGGGCCGACTCGGAGAACGCCCACTCGCGGTACTCCTCGCCTTCCAGTATCTTCTCCAGGTCCTCCAGGTCGGTCAGCTCGATGATGGTCTGGTTTTTGAAGTCGTCGACCTCGACTATGTCGCAATAGCGCTCGTAAGCGCCCTGCGAATAGTTGTACGCCTTGAGCAGGCGCTTGTTGAGGGTGGCCCCCAGGAGGTTTGAGAAGTCGTCAGACCCCACGGACTCCCTGATCTCGGCCAGTCGCTTGTTATCGATGATCATTCTCTCATTCACCTCCTAGTATCCGATGAGGACTTCGATGGTGCCGGTCGAGGAGGCCACGGCCTCCAAGGCGTAGCCGAACCGGACTCCGGTGGTCTTCTTGTTCAGGTGGGGGTCGTCGCCCTCCGTGTAGTAGAGGATGTCGCCCGCGGCGATAGCGCTCACGCCGTCCGCGTCGACGGCCTCCACCTCGAGGTCGGCGGTCCCGTTCCGCTTGAGCACGTTGTAGTCGTCGTCGTCGGCGTCGTTGAGGCAGACGCCGGGGATCTGGCCCAGGACGAACGGGTCGCCCGCGGACGTGCCGGCCGCGGAGACCTTGATCTGGTCGCCCTCCCAGTACTTGAAGTTGTCAGCCATGGTTACTTATCACCTTCCTTTTCCTTGTCGAGCACACCCAGCGCCTCCTCGAGGTGCTTGCGCGCTTCGGTGATTGCGGCCGCCTCCGTGCCGCCCGCGTCCTTGCCGCTGCCGAGGCCGGTGACCTTGCCCGCTTCCGTGACTTTGGACAGGTACTCCTTCTCCGACTTGACTGCCGCGTCCACTGCTTCGATCAGCTTCTCGTTGGACTCGTAGGTCTTGGCCTCGACCAGCTCGCGCACCCGCGCACTGGCGATCTCCGGCAGCTTGGACTCGGAGAGCTTGGCGGTTATGATACCGTCGCGCTCCTTGGCTTCCAGGGCGTCGGTGAGCTTGGTGTTCTCCTCGGTCAGCTTGGTGATGGACTCGCTCAAGCTCTTAAACTGGCCTTCCATCTTCCGCTGGGCCTCGGTGATCTTCTCCTTGCCCCCGTACACCTTGCCTTCGATCTCCTCGCGCAGGCCCTCCCTGAGCTCGTTGACGACTTCGCCCTTGAACGACTCCATCAGCTCGGGGTAGGCTTCCTGCAGCTCCTTCACGTTCTCGAAATCCATGTTGTTACCTCCTTCAAGGATTCTCTTGAACTTGCCGCCCGCGGCGGCTTCGGTGACTATGTCAACGGCCTTGACTGCCCTAATTGCCTCTACCTTCTCGCGGCGCTTGCCGCCCTGGGTGACCACGCGCACGTCGGCCAGGGCGTTGTGACTCATGCCGATCAAGTCCTGACCGCTCTCGATGGACTCCCTGATGAGCGGGACTATCTCGTCTGCGTGCTTGACGATGACCAGCTCGGCGGACATGTCGGGTTTGACCGACTCCAGGTAGCCCACCAGGTCGCGCACGCTGCGCTCGGGGCGCTGGGCGGCGTCGGACTTGGTGGGGTGGTCCATGAACACCTTGGCCCCCTCGTAAAGCGGGGAGGCCTCGGCCAGCATCTTGGATTCGTAAATGCGGCCGTTGGCGCTCGTCCCGGGCCGGATGATCTGGATAGCGACGCGGTGGCGGCCGTCGGCCTCCTCCAGAATCTTTGCCTCGCGCAGCGGGGTAAAACTTTCTATCCTCATGGGCTCTCCTCTCTCAACTTGCTTTCAGCTTCCAGAGCGGGGTGATGGCCGAGCCCGGCCCGGCGATGTCATCCCAGCCGATCTGGCCGGAGTTGAGCATCTTCCACCGGTCGGGCCCCAGAATGGACTGCTGCGTCCACTCGTCCTGGGCCGAGAACCAATCGCGGGCGGTAGCGTGCTTCACCAGCTCGTTCTGGCCCGAGTAAGGGTCGCGGGCCCGGCGGTTCCTCATCGGGTTATCAACGTCGTAGCCCAGCTCCGACCACTCCGGGGTGATGGCCGTAAACGTGCAGCGCCCCAGCGGGTGATCGTCCATCGGCTCGTCCAGCTGGTACTCCTTGCCGTCCAAGCTGATGCAGGCCGGGCAGGTGCGCCGGTCGAAGGTGGCCATGCGCCGCTTGGCCCGGACGAAATCAGCGTACTGGGCGTAGGTCCAGGAGGCGGCCTCGTTGGACGCCCTGATGGTCTCGGTGCGGGCGATCAGCTCGGCCCGGTACTTGCCGATGCCGCTCACGTCCTGTAAGCGTTTCATCATGGCCGGGATGGACTCGCCCTTGGCGGCCCCGATGGCCAGCTGGTCCATGATCTTCGCGGCCACGTCCTCGGGGATCTTCCCCAGGCGTTCCGAAAAGCCGATGCCGCCTACCTTGCGGTTGAGGATGGATGTCACCGCCTCCGGCCAGGCCCCCGTAAACGCCCGGCCCAGCTCGGAGGGGAGGATGTCGGTCATGGAATCGTTGTACTTGGCCAGGTGGCGCGCGGCGATGGAACGAACGCTCCGGCTGGTGATACCGTCCACCTCGTCGGCGAATTGCTCCAGTATTTTTTCCGCGTCCCGCTCCAGGCCCTCGATCCGCTTCATGCGGGCGTAGGCCCCCAGGTTGATGGTGCCGTCCTCCCCGACCAGCTTGGCCAGGTAGTAAGCGTACTCGTGGTCCAACTCGTTTAAGGCCTGCGACCATATCCGGGCTACGTCGGCCCCGACGCCTTCCTCGATGCGGACCAGGTCGGTCTTGATCTTACGGGCGATGGCGAAATTAGATAGCGCCATCGGGGGCCATCCCCAGCTGGCGCTTCACTGATTCGGCTCGCTCGTTCTCGATCTTTTCACGCTCGCCACCATCGCCATCCCAGTCCTGAATGTTCTCGTCGTACTGCTGCAATATCTTGTTGGCGGTGTCCTCGGATATGCGGCCGGTAGTGACGGCGGCGGTAAGCGCCTCGACCATGGTCTTGAAGGCACCGGCCGCCTCGGTCAGCTGCTTGGGTTCAAGCGGCGGGAACGAAAGCTGGACATTGGTGTTGTACTCATCCTTGCCACCCTCCGAGGGGGCGGGGAGGTCCCCGTAGAGCCGGGAACATAGGATCGCCTGGGCCAGGATGGCCTCGAAAACTTCTCCCAGATACTCCTGGCGGTCTTCAAACTGCTGGAGCGTCGGTAGGTCCATGGCCTTAGCTGACGCCAGGTTGGCCTCGCCCGCGTTCCCCAGCCAGTGCTCGGGGATGCCGGACCCGGCGCAGAACATGAGCTTGATCGCCCTGCCGTCTTCCTTGGCATCGTCGGCCGCTATCTTGGGTTGGACGACTTCCCACTTAATCTTGTCGGTGTGAACCCTGATGCTGCCCGTCTTGATCCGGTAGGAGCTGGACGCTTCGGCGATACTGTCATCCGTCTCTTCAGTGGCCGAACCTACCTTCTTGTTCTTCAGGCTCGAAAGATACGCGGCCACCTGTTTCTTGTTGCCCTTGTCAATGGTTACGTCGTAATGGAAGAGGTTGCGAATCCGGTTCAGGATGTAGCGGTCCTGCAACCACTCCGAATATCTGACGGCCCACTTGACCACGGGGAGCAGGTCGGGCACGCCGCGCACCGCGTTGGAAACGTTGTTGACGCGAGCGTGGTAGACATTTAGGAGCCCGTCTTCTCGGACGGCGTCGATTACCTCAGCCTCGGTGTCAAACTTCACGGTCACGCTGCCGTCCGCGCCCACGTGGGGCGTACCCGCCACCCTGTAACGGCGGTAGTACCGGACGTCTCGGCCTATGTTGTCGGGGTCGGTTTCGACGTAGGTTATCTCGCTCGGGTCGATGAAGCCAATGCGAGTAAGACCCAGGAGGTCATCGTAGAAGAAGCGGATGAACAGCTCCCCGTATGCCCCCAGCTCGTCCGAGAGCTGCTTGGCCCGGGACTTCATGCGGTTGTCCTCGCGCTTCCAAAAAGCGTCGATGACTTCCTGGACATCGGGCTCTTCGGCCACCACCTCGAGGCCCTTACCGACGCAGAAGTAGGTGATGAACTTGATGTAGCGCCGACATAGCGGGTTGGTCATAAACGCTTCGTAGCAGAGCTGGTGGTTGGACAGATAGTCCGTCCAGTTAGCATCCTTGCTCGCATTGCCCGGGTCCGATAGACATATCCAGTCCTGGTCTTCGGTCCGCAGCGACTGGGTGGTTATCTCCTCCCGCAGCTCCTGGACGTGCTCGAGCAGCGCGGTTACCTGGCCTTTGCGTAGGAACATTTACCATCCTCCGATGTCTGCGGCGTCTTCGATTTCGCCCCCGTAGGCATCCCCGATCTCGTCGATAAGCACGATGGCCGCATAGGCCGCAGTGTCAACCTGGTCGTCGTGGGCGCCGCGGGGGAAGGCGATCATCTCATCTTCGTAGTCGGTGAGCCACGGCGCCCCCAGCCGGTGGTAGACCGCGCCCACCTCGTAGCGGGCGGCCATGGTCCTGGCCCTAGACACCTTGTCCTTGTCGGCCTTTAACGGCTGTACCGGGTAGCCCTTCTTTACCAGGGCTTGCAGCAGCGCCAGGCCGTAGGTCGCGTTCTCCACGTACTGCACGCTGGGCTTGTGACGGAGCAGCCCCGCCTTCATGATCTCCTCGTGCTTGGTGGTCTCCGCCTTCTCCCTGAACATGTCCATAAGCAACAGGTCCGAGTCGGGGGTGACCGCCCAGGTTGAAAGCACGAAGTAGTCCGAGCTCTCCTTCTCGGTGGCCGCGGCGTCGCAGGTCTGGAAGGTGTAGCAGTCGCGCCTTTCCACCCGCTTGTCGCCTTCCGGCGCGTGCAGCACAAAGTAGCGGCCGTCCTCTGACCAGTAACGGAACTGGCTGCGCTTAAATATCTCGCCGTCTTCGGCCTGCGGGGTCTGCTGGTAGAGCGCCGCCCACCAGTAGGAGCCCAGCAGGCGCTTGATGCGCTTGAGCTCCTTGAGGCCGAACCGCTCGGGCCACAGCGGCTCGCCCGGTGAGCGCCCC